TCACGAAGATGTTCCATTTTAATTTGTATATATTAAAAACTTTTTGTAATATTGCTAACGGCAAAGAATATGGGTAGTGGCGAGAAAAAGGGTTAACAGTATCGTATGCGAACCAATAACCCCGAAAAACACGGTGAAAGCCCAGTTGTTAAGCATACTTAGCCATTACCTATATTTATTGTTATTGTGCGTTTTAATTAGAATTACAAACTTTCAAAAACAGATATAAGATGAAAAAGGAAAACACAGTTAAGAATACCACTAAGCCAATGGCGTATGACGCATTGTTATGTGCTGGGCTTAGAGTGAAACTTCATTTAGCAGGCATTAAGCCTGATAGTTTTTTAACAAATATTCCATTTGTACCGAGGGCTGGCGATTTAATTGAAGCAGAAAATATGATAGATGAGAAAAACTATACTGATGATGAATTAGATAAAATTCACACTCTTTCTTGGTCTGTTTGGTACGTAAACTGGGGTAAAGATAAAGATGGATATTTTGCCGAGATAGTGTGCGAGGGGGAATAGCCTTGCACATAACACCAAGATAGTTTGCGTTTTAATGCTTGAATTTTAAAAACTTGAACGATGATACTATATCCATCAATAGGAACTAAGATGAAATGTTTAAAATCTTTTTCAAAGAAGAGTGAACATGATAATATTAAATTTGAATTTGGTAAGTCGTATATTATTACTAATTTTGGAAGGAGTTATTATAAAAGCCTAGATGAGTATCAAGATGTTTGGTATGTTATGAGTCTTTATGATAATGGTAGTAAATTTGAAGTAAGTAGAAAAGGAATAGAGTATTTGTATAATAACAAGTATCTTAGGGATGATAGATAATATCGCCCAAGAATCTTAAATTTAAGTTATGCCTAGATGTAAGAATTGTAAGAAGAAATTTGAACCAAAGAAATTCCTCCAAAAGTATTGCATGGAAGATGTTGAGTGTATTAAAGCTTACTTAGAATCAATCAAGAAAGAGAACGAGAAGAAGTGGAATAAGGAGAAAAAAAAGAAGAAGGATGAGTTAAAGACGAAGAGTGATTGGCTTAATGATTTACAGACAGTATTCAATAAGTACATAAGATTAAGAGATAATGAATTACCATGCATAAGTTGTGGAACAACAAAGAAGAAGCAATATCATGCAGGACATTACAGAACAAGAGGTCATTGCCCAGAGCTTAGATTTAATGAATTAAATTGCCACAAACAATGTAGCACCTGTAATAATTATAAAAGTGGGAACATCGTAGAATACAGGATTAATTTAATCAAGAGAATTGGAGAAGAAAATGTTAATTGGCTAGAGGGCAATCATGAGCCACTAAGATTAACAATCGAGGATATAAAGGAATTAATATCTGATTACAAGAAAAAGATTAAAGATTTTGAAAAGACAGATTAACTATGTAAGATTAGAGATAGACTTCTTCAATAAATCAAGAGGGACTAAGAAGCTCGTCCAAGTTTCAGAAATTTGGGAAGGCACTATCATCGGTTCAGATTTGAAAGAGATGAATGATATACATAGTAAACTTGGAATAACTGGTAGGCTAAAAGACTTAATAGACTCACACAATTCAGAAAAATACGTAATAAAATCATTTGAAATATTATTTAATCAGGGTTACACAACCTATAAAATTTAAAATCATGAAAATATCATTTTGGAAATTCTACAAGAAAAACTATTTACCTGTAACAATATTCATGCTGGGACTTGGTTTTTTAGCAGCATTAATGGGTGAATACTTAGCTTCATTACTATTCGGAGTTATTGTTTTTTGTATTTTATTATTCTCAGTATTAGGCTATTACGATAAATTACAATAAATAATTTGCGTATATATAATATATTTAGTAATATTGCTTAACTAAAATTAGAAATTATGAAAAATGAAATCGTAAAACAATAAGCAATAAAGAAGTGTAATTTTTAAAAACTTGAATTATGAAAGAAGAATGGAAAAGAATAACTGAGTACCCAGATTACGAAATAAGCAATCATGGAAACCTAAGAGACATAAAAACAAAGAAGATTAAACCTAATAAGTTTAACAACCCAAACTCAAACTATCTTTACTGTATATTTGTAACAAACTACATACGTAATTACGTTAATATACCAAAGACAGTGGCTAAGGAGTTTCTTGGTTTTGAGCCAGTTACTCAATTAGACAGAATAACATTCATTGATGGTAATCCACGTAATTGTCATGTATCTAATCTTCGTATAGAAAAGAGTATTGACGTTAATGGAAGAACAAAAAAGAAAGTAAACATAAGTCCTTATGCATTTCCAGGAATACCAAGCATATCTAGCAATCCAATTATAAACACAATTGCTATGTACTTTGGAGTCAAGACTAAGTTATTAAAAAAGAAAACAAGAAGGAGAGAGGTTGTGAATGTTAAGAGATACTCATCTTACTTTCTTTACAATAGATATATAGTTGAAGCAATTGGAGAGATGCTTAATATAGATTACTCAACTGTAATTTATCATAATAAATTCGTAAAGGAGATGTTAGACTTTGGAGATAAAGAAACCACTAAAATAGTAAATGAATTAAATCAAATATTAAACAATTAAATTTTAAATTATGGGAACATTAGCAAGTGCTTACTTTAAGCTAGAAACTTTAGAAACTTTAGTAAAAACATTAAAGACTAAAAAAGAAAATGGTATCGAGTTAACGGTATCAATCAATGACGAATCAAATCAGTATGGTAACAACGTATCCGTATATGTGTCTCAATCAAAAGAAGATAGAGAGGCTAAGAAGGATAGATTCTTTACAGCAAATGGGAAGGTGTTCTGGACTGATGGTACAGTTAAATTGGGTTCTAAATCTGATGCTTCAGTATCTACTAGTGGTGACGATGGTGATGATTTACCGTTCTAGTAACTAATTAAAAATCAACAACTTATGACTAAAAAAGAGAGATTATATAGAGATATGAAAGATGTAAAGTCTAAGATTGATTCTTTAATGAAAGGAACATTAACTCCAAATGGAGAATCTGATTTAAATAAATTAAGAAAGGAGTTGGTCGTAATGACTGACTCCTATCGAAAAGCAGATATTGAAATGCTTATATTCAGAATTCCAAAGGAAACTAAAAAAGCCTTCAAAGAGAAAACAATCAAAGATGGAACGGACATGACAAAATTTATCATGGAAAAAATTAATGAATATCTAAATGCCTAGACCTAAGAAAGAATACGTAAGAACTACAGTCTATAATCATCCAGAGATTTGGAAAGCTTTTCAGAAAAGACTAGCTAAGGAAAATAGACTTAAATCTGAGGAGCTTGAACGAGAAAGAACTGCAAGTGAAGTATTAAGACACCTACAACTTATGTATGTAAACTTTGGTGAGGACTTATTTAAAATAACAAAAATATGACACAATCAGAAACATTAAACAAACTATACCAAGAGAATGGTCTATCTAAGGATGATGTATTTTCAAATGGTCAGTATAAGATTATTACAAGAGCTGGTATCGAAAAGATTCAGTACAAGAACAATATAACCGTAAAATACGAAGTTGTAAGATGTGAGGAGCAGTTTGCTGTAATTAAAGCTTACGGAATAAAGGGTGATAAGGTTATAGAGACGTTTGGAGAATACAATCTAACTCACATCAAAACAAAAAAAGATGGCACTGTTATTCAAAACTATCCAGTTGCTATAGCAGAGAAAAGAGCATTATCAAGGGTTGTTTTAAAATTATCCAATCTTTATGAGCATGGATTCTTTGGTGAGGATGAAGAGATTCCACAGGAAGATATTCCAAAACCACCAAGAAGCAATGAAGAGAAAAATGCAGATGATGCAGTTAAGGAGAGACAAAGAAAGATAGACCATATAAATAAATCTAAATCATTAACCACTTTAGCTAGAGTTAAGGAACACATCGGAGATGATTGGGAGTTACTATCTATGTACTCACAGAAATTAAAGGAGTTATCAAAATAAATGGTTTGATGATGAATATTTAGATAGTTTAAAGAGTTGATTATAACGTACTTGGGTATGAGTAGTAAAATTACGGATTTGAAAAACTGAACTAATAATAAAATTAATAGATATGGAATTTACAACAAAACACATTGGAGCATATGGTGGAAACCCTGCCAAAATTATTGAATTAACTGTAACTGATGGTAACGCTACGATTACGGAAGATGTTACAGATTTAAAACACAAGGTTGATGAAAATTTTATTATGGCATTGCGAGAACTTGCCGATGAATTGGAAGAACAAAATAACCTTATAGCAGAACGTGAGTAATTTTATTACTTATACCCTGTGTTGTATGGCGATGTACGAGCGTACCGTTTTAATGTTTTACAACACCAAGATATGAAATGTTATAATTATTAAATAAAAAGAATGAAGAAATACAGAATTGAATTATCAGAAGAACAGATTATGTTAATAGCAAGATGCTTAGAGGATGTATCACGCTTTGCTAGTGGGCAATTGGAAATGAGATACACAATTGAAGAAATTGTAAAAGAACTACCGTTTGATGAACAAATAGAAAGGCGTAAATTGGCAGAAGAGCATCTAAATCAAGTTAAAAGAGTTTTGTTACCAGAAATGCCAGATAATGGAAGTAAAGGTTATAATGGAAATGATTTTATTGGTAATACTTACCAAATTTACAGAACAATTTTACATCAAATTGCGATTGATTATGATTGGAACAATGTATATTCATCACCAGCACTACCAAGCGGTAACATGGGAATAATAAAAATAGAGACTTTAACGTAGCATTACACATAACAAAAAGAATGAAGAAACATAAATATTAAAAACTTGAACGATGAAATACATATTTAAAAACTTTGAATTTAGACCTAGTAGTATAGGTCATATTATGACAAGCTTAGAATCTATAACTGATAAACAGCTTGAGACATTAGATTATCTACTAAGTAGACCAAAACCAACAGAGAACCAGCAGAAGCAAATTAAAGAGCTTGAAGCTAAGAGAGATTTTGTTGAAACCATTGACACATTACCAAAAGGTATTAAAACTTACCTTAATGGTATATTCAGAAGTGTGTATTGGGGTAGGAGTAGAATGTTAAGCAATAAGTATCTAGATAAAGGTAATATGTGCGAACAGGATGTACTTGAAATTGCATCATTAGTTGATAATGAATTCTACGTTAAGAACGATGAAAAACTAAGTAATGGTTATGTTGCAGGAACTCCAGATAATCGTCAAGATGGGAAAATTCGTGATGCTAAAGCCAATTGGGATATGGATTCATTTGATTCAGCAGAGCTAACATCTCTATACGAGTGGCAGATTAAAGCTTACTGTTGGCTGGATGGCGTTACTGAAGGTGAGTTAATATATGGCTTGGTTAACAATCCAATACACCAAATCATAGCATCCAAACAATCTTTGTGGTATTCTTTAGGGCAACCAGAGGATGATGATGACAACTGGATTAGACAGGTATCCCAATTGGAAAGGAATATGATTTTTGATTTATACAAATTCAGAGACGAGCATCCAAACTATGAACTTGAATCTCCTTTACTTGATTTTCATATCCCATATTACTTTAGGGTTAAAAAATTTGATGTAAAATTAGAGGAAAAAGATATTGAGAATATGAAGAGAAGAATTATTTTATGTCGTGAATACCTTTTAAATAAAGAGATTGAAGCAGAAAACAAAAAAAAGTTGCACAAAAATGAAACAAAATAAAACCATTTACGTTAAAGCATATATAAACCAATAAAAACTTATAATTATGAAAAATTTAAAAAACATCGCAGTAGTAATTTTAATTACTTTATCAACTAACTTATTCAGTCAAACTTATAACTTAACTTCAGGAGCTATTCAATCCGAAGAAAGTAAGGATAAGTACTGGGAATTAGAAAAGGAAGAATACGATTTCGACCAAGTGAGTATCACAAAATCAGAATCAGAAATTTCTTTGGTATTCTTAAAAGATGGTAAGGAGCATTCAAGAGAGGTTGTAACTATTATAGCTGATTTTGAGCAAAACTACACCTATACATTCGCAATGAATAATGATAAAAAGCCAAGAGTGTTTGTTTTTTACAGTGATAATAAATTCTCTTTAGAATATCGTTCAGAACCTACAGATAAAAATAATGTCCTATTTTTTAATAGATAGAAAAAAATAAGTATCTTTGCTTTTTAAACGTATAAAATTAATAGTTATGGCAGTAAATAACGACCCAAAGAAAAAAGAGAGCAAATACAAAAGAGCTAAATATCAATTAAGAGATGGTTCTTGGACAAATGATTACAAGAAGAAAAGAGCTGACGAACAAAGCAGACCTCCTGCTGGAGATTATGACCCTGTAACTAAACAAAAAAGCAAAGGATACAGACCTATAAAATAAATGTTGTGCGAGAACATTGTTAAAAGTACCCCAGAATTATCTGTGGGTACTTTTTTAGTATAATTATACCTTTATAAATAACTAAAACTAAACTATATTTGTTTCATTAAATTTTAATGAAATGGAATTAGAGATGAAACCACTAAATAATGTGGAAATTTTTTCGATAGCAATCGGAAACTTAGGTTCAGGACTTCAATATCAAGTAGGACAAAGATTAACAATTTCAGGCAAACAAGCTATCATAACATCAATAATACGAGATGAGAATTCTTACGAATTCTATGGTGAGATTCCTTATATGATATTTGCAAGTATAGATGGAGAGGAGAAATTAATTAAAGCTTTTGTTAATCAGCCAGTTTATATATCTGCTAAGATATAATGAAAATAAATAATGGTTACATATTAATTAAAGAGTTAGACCTTGATTCTTTGAGGGATAAATTCTATATACCAAAAAACTACGATGGAGAGTCAAGGTTTGCTGAGGTATTAGGGACTAGTTTGAATTCCATATTTTCCGTAGGAGATATAATACTTCACGAGAAGGATATTAGATTATTTACAGCACAAGATTTGGGGGATGATAAATTTTACATTCTTGAGCGAGAAGTAACATCTAAAATAATAGACAACTCAATACTATCAGTAAGAGACTTTGTTTATATAAAAGCCCAATCAGATAGCAAACACACACTTGATTATGGTAATTTCAAGTTAAAGATTGATTCAGAGTTCAATCCATTCAGCGATGACATAGTTACTAGAAGTGGAATAGTTATGTCAGTACCTTCTGTTGCTTTAAATAGTTACACAGGTGATTATCTAGATATAGATATAAAGAAAGGAGACGAGATTTACACGCATCACTTCTTAACGCATGAGCAGCACGAGACAGAAATAAATGGAGAGAAAGTTTATGAGATAAGATACGAGGATTGCTACTGTGTTGTTAGGGATGGAAACATTATTATGCTCAACGAATGGAATCTAATAGAGCCGATAAAGGAAGATGAATCAGAATTTAAAATAGGTAATTTTAAAACAAAGTTTGAGCTTGGTAATGATTCTAAGAAAGGAATTTTGAAGCATCCATCAAAATCTATAAATTTGAAATCTGAAAGTCTGGTTTATTTCAAAAGAAATACGGATTACGAAATAACTGTTGATGAGAAGAAATATTTCAGAGTAAACACTAGAGATATAGTAGCAACTAAAATAAATTAAATATGATTAGACCAATAGACAATAGAATATTAATCAAGCCTCACGATAAGGAGGATAAATTCATGGGAATGTACTATGTTCCAGATGAATACAAGATAGACCCTTTTTCTGGAGATGTTATTTCTGTTGGAGAAGGAGTTACAGAGATTAATCCAGGAGATAAGATTATTTATGATGGTAAATTCTTTGTTGAAATTACTGACGAAGGAGAGACGTACAGGGTCGTAGAAAAATCAAAAGTTTTTGCAGTTAAATAAATCTAAATAAAATGAAACAGAAAGTAAGTTTTTCAAAAGATGCTCGAAGAGAGCTACAAAAAGGAATCGACACCCTTGCTGATGCGGCTAAGGTAACTTTAGGAGCTAAAGGTAGGAATGTCATAATTGATAGGCAACCATTCCCTCATGTAACTAAGGATGGGGTTACTGTTGTTAATTCAATAAATTTAAGCGAACCAATTCAAGACATGGGGGCAAGACTAATTAAACAGGTTGCCTCAAAGACAGCAGACGATAGTGGTGATGGAACGACATCATCAACAGTATTAGCTCAACAGATAATCTCAAAAGGATTAGACAGTATTGAAGAAGGAGCTAACCCAATTGATGTAAATAGGGGTATATTATTGGCGGTAAAAGAAGTTGTGGAGTTCTTAAAGAGTAAAGCAATTCCAATCAATGATGATTATGAATTCTTAAATCAGGTTGCTAAAATTTCAGCAAATGGTGACGAAGAGATTTCTAAATTGGTTGCAGATGTAATGTCAAAAGTAAAACTAGATGGTTTAGTTACTGTGGAGACATCAGGTTCTCCAACAACTAGAGTTGATGTGGTTGAGGGAACAAAGGTTCTTTCAGGTATGTCTGATTTAAGATTCACAACTAATTTCGGTAAAATGAGAGCTGAACTGAATGATGCCTACGTACTATTAGTGGATGGCGAAATTCAATTCATGAAAGATTTACATCCAGCACTTGAGGCTTATGCTTCATTCAATACAGAGAAGCCATTTGTTGTTTTTTCTACTGGAATGACTGGAGAGGCATTACTAACACTTGTTGGTAATAATATAAAAGGTAATCTTAAAAGCTTGGTTGTTAATTTACCTGGATTAAAAGAGGAGAAATCTGAGTTATTGGCAGATATTCAATCAATAATAGGTGGAAAGGTTATTAAAAAGGATTTAGGTGAGTTAAAGAATTTCACTCCAGATATGTTCGGTATTGCTGACTCAATTATCTCTAGCTTGAACGATACAATAATCACAGGAGAAGGTAAAGGAAAAGAAGATAGAGCTAAAGTAATAAAAGACCAAATAAAACTATACGAGAACGATGACTTAAGAAAGAAATACTTTCAAGGAAGATTAGCTAGATTAACTGGAGGCGTAGCATCTATATATGTAGGAGGTCTTACAGAAACAGAGATGATGGAGAGAAAGGATAGAATAGATGATGCGATTGGAGCAACAACCGCAGCAATGATGGAAGGAATTGTTCCTGGAGGTGGTGTGTCATTATTAAGAGCTAAAGAATTTGTTGCCAAACTAAAGAGCGAAAATAAGGATATGCAATTAGGAATAGATATTATCCATGACAGCCTAGATGCTCCTATCAAGCAAATATTATCAAATGCAGGGTTTGAGCCAGAAAAAGTTATCAACAAACTATTAGACACAGATTTTAACTATGGATTTGATGTTAGAGATAACAAAACAGTTGATATGATTAAGCATGGAATCATTGACCCATTTAAGGTTGTGAGAAACTCAATAGAAAATTCTTCATCAATTGCAGGATTATTTTTAACAACCGATTGTGTTATACATAATATTTAGTATATTTGCAATACCATTCTACTCATGGTTTTCATAGTTTTAGTTTTAAGTAGACCCTCAGAGAAATCTGGGGGTTTATTTTTTGTATCTTTGTGAAAAAATATGTTTTATGAATAAAGCAGGAAAAGAAGGTAAGCAAAATAGATTTGCAGGTTCTCATCCGAGTTACAGAAAAAGAGGTATGTCGGAGGAATCTCGTCAGAAGAAAATCGAGTACGACAAGGAGTACCAGAAAAAGAAATCAAAGTACAGAGCTGTTTTGAATGCAAAGAATAGAAAAGACGGAACTTATGGTAATGGAGATGGAAAAGATGCTTATCATAAAGGAAATAAGATAGTTGGGCATAAAAGTCAGTCAGCAAATAGAGGTTCTAAGAGTGATTCAGCAGGAGACAGAAGAGCAAGGGGTTAAATTTCAACGACTTGAACGAAGAAAAAAACAATACTAAATAACAATTGTAAAAAAAATACTATTATCTTTGTAGAAAATAAAAAATATTACTATACAATATGGCAACAATTTCATTAAAAAGATTATCAGATAGCTCTCCAGTTCAAATTGACGAGGCAAACATCTTAGTTGTTTTTGGGACAACTTCAGATGCTATCGTAGAATATGTTAACCCACAATCAGGGAGAAAAGAGAAAGTAGAAGTAGCTAATGATGTTACTCAAATCCAAGCTGTTTCTGAGAAGTTATTCGAGGTTAGCTTACCAGATTACCCATCAACAACTGTTTACTTAAACTCTGATAGAGTTATCGACTTGTATGAGGATAGTTCAGTTGCTGTAGTTATATACGATAGAGCTGGTTCAGCGAAAGCAAGATTTGTAACAGACCAAACTAAAGAAGCTGTCTTAACAAACATTTACGAGAAAGAGGGGTATTTGACTTACGAGGTTGCTTCTTACACATCTTCAACTATTGTTTTAGCTGCTGGAGAGGGTGATGTTTCTGCAAACTTTACTGCTGGTAAAATTTTAACATTATTTGGTAGTACAGATGCTAATAACGAGACTTACGAGGTAGTTTCTGCTTCTCACTCAGGAAGTACTACAATTACAATTACAGGTGGGACAATCGCAGACACATCAGACACAACTGGTAGTGTGATGATTAAATCATAATATATGGCACTAATAGAATTAACAACAGATGTTGATGCGTTTTACCTGGATGATGAGAACATCATTAGAGTATACTCGCTAAACTCAGAGACAAAGATACAATACGCAGACGTAGAGTCTGGGGTAGTAAAAACAACAACAGCTATTGAGAGTGTATCCACAATTGGTGATGGCTCGAATATTTTAATAGCTTTAACAGAGACCGCTTCAGGAGCTACATTCTATTTAAATTCGAACAAGATTTCTTCAGTACTAACTGAAGGTACAGGTTCATTAATTTACTTTGATGTTCTAGGAAAGAAATTTCAAGTAATAGTAGACGAAACAAAAGTTGAAGTTGAAGCTTTATTCCCAATAATACCAAATGGCACATTCCTTCCATTAGCAGGAGGAACGCTAACTGGGGATTTAGATATGAATGGAAACATTATTCAATTATCTGATGTTGATGGTGATATAAGCAGCATTTCTACAGATGTTGATGGTAATGTCATAATAACTAGCGATGCAGCTACTTTAATTATTAATTGCGATTCAGGGATTGAAATTAATACTGGAGGGTTGAGTTCTAGTGATTCCCCCATAACAGTAGCGGATGAAGTTTTCCGTATAGTTAAGTCTGGAGAAGGAACTGTTAGCATAGGAACAGCATCATTAACTGGATTTAGGGTAGCCTTATTCCCTGATAAAGATATAACCGTAGCTGGTTTAGATGACTTAGATTCATATCTACCTCTTTCTGGTGGGACTGTTGAAAACCTTATAATAACAGCTCCCACTTACGCAGATGACACTGCTGCTGGGGCTGGAGGACTAACTACTGGAATGGTTTATAAAACAGCAACAGGAGAGCTTAGAATAAAAGTATAACATAAAGACTGCAACGCATTAATCGCTTATTTATTGTGGTGTAGCAACAAAATCCCCAGTTTTTAACTGGGGTTTCTTTTTTAGTATAATTCTTCCTTTTTATAATCAGTTGGATTTCAGAAATTTGAACGATATAAATTGAATTAAAATGGAAAGACCCAAAGAACTCTCAGGCAAACAAGGAGAGTATATAGAATATCTAGAGGGATTACTAGACAAATACCAATCAAAGAAAACAATCGTAGGGAGCTACTTTGGATTAAAGAAGATACTTACTGATATAAATCTAGTAATGAAAGACGGCATACTTGTAAAGGATGAAGAAACTCAAGAAGAAAGAAGAATATCAGTAATTAGTGGAGAATCACTATCATCAGGTCAGGACAAGGTAATCGATAGGGTATTTAAGTTCATCGATAATTTAGCGAAATACAATAAGCAATTAAAGGAAATGGAACAAGAGTTTGCTCCAGAGCTTAAAAAGGCTGAAGATGATTATGGAGGAGATTTAGAGGAAATTATACTTTCAGGGGATGATTGAGAATTATATAGGACAGTGGCAAGGCAAGAGACCTCAGATGCCTAATGAGTTTATTAGGGAGAGGAATATTGGTGGAGTTAATATTATACTACCAGAGCCACCTAGAAAGGAGAAGATAATGAACTACGGTTTACCGAAAAGTAGACAGAAATGGAAACCAATAGATGTACCTACAGATAAAGAGTTTAATGATTGGGATTCTGAAAGAAGAAAGAACTTCATCCGAGAGGAATACGATAAGAGACGTAATGGAGTTTTCTTTTATAATAATCAAGGAATAGAGTACATAACAGGGGTACATTACTTTTATTTAACGTATTGGAAGGGGGAAGGATTTGGGCTTCCAGAATTTAGGGATTCAGATAGGGATTTCTTTTACTTCTGGGATGCAGCAGAGAAGGATGACAACTGTTATGGTGTTTGTTTCTTTACGAACCGAAGAAGCGGTAAGACTAATTCGGCAACAAATATACTATACGAATACGCATCAAGAACTAAAGAAGCTCACTGTGGTATTCAATCTCAAACAAATAGAGACGGTAAGAACGTATTCAGAAAGATTGTATTCTCATGGAAGAAGCTTCCAATATTCTGGAAACCTACAGACTCTGGAGACAAGAATCCAAAGGAGAGTTTAAGATTCGAAGAGCCATCAACAAGAAGCACTAAAGGTGATGTTAAGACATATAAGAATGTTCTTGACTCTATGATAGATTATGCATCATCATCAGAGACAGCTTATGATGGATACAAGTTGGCAAGATATTATTGTGATGAGTTTGGTAAGTTTAAAGAGGGAGATGCTTACGCTAGATGGAATATTGTTAAACCATGTTTGGTTGTTGGTGTTAGAATTATAGGCAAAGCAATATTTACAACCACTGTTGAGGAGTTAGAAAAAGGTGGTGGTCAAGCAGCTTATGATATTTACTTAGATTCAGACCCTACAGAGCTAGGTGCAGACGGAAGGACTCGCTCAGGTCTTTGGAGACTATTTAAGCCATCTTATTATGGATTTGAAGGTTTTATTAATGAATTTGGATATAGTAAGATAGCGGCAGCTAAAAAAGCTTTAATGAACCAAAGAGATGGTTTAGAAGGTAATGATTTAGCAGCACTTACAAGAAAGTATCCATTTAATCCAAAGGAAGCGTTTCAATCAGCAATATCTTCAAATACATTTCCAGTTTACAAGATTGTACAACAGAGAGAGTACAATGAGCAGTATATGCCAACTATTAGAAAAGGTAATTTTATATGGGAAGATAGAGAGAAGTTTAAGGTATCATTCAAGGATGACCCAAATGGAAGATGGGAGATTTCATGGATGCCAGACGATAACAGTAGGAATAAGTTTGAGATTCAAAGAGGAGTGCCAGTTCCTTTAAACACTCATTTAGGTGCTTTTGGATGTGACCCTTTTGACCATAGAACTACAGTTGACGAGAATAGATACTCTAAAGGTGCTATAGCTGGGTTTAGAAAGTTTGACCCAATGAATCCTAGAAACAGTAACTCATTCTTTTTAAAGTACTTAGATAGACCTCCAAAGGAAACATTATTCTATGATGATGTGGCAAAGACTTGTGTGTTCTATGGTATGCAGGTATTACCAGAGAATAATAAACCTGGATTAATAAACTGGATGTTAGATAATGGATTCAAGAATTACATCTTCAGAACAAAGCAGAGTGATTATTCCAAAACAACAAGCAGGAATTACATCTATGGTGTTTCAATGACTGGTGAAATGGTAAGGGAGATAGCTATGGGAGGATTAGAAAGTTACATATATGATTATATAGGTCAGATTACACCAGAGGTTCAGAGGAATAAATATGGGATTCCTGAGCGAGATATAAGACCAGATATGTATGGAAACTGTCCATTTGATGAGATACTATCAGATTGGGAGAAATTCGACCCTAATAAGTGGACTAAATACGATATGACCGTTGCTACAATGATAACAAAATTAGCAGTTACTCCAGTAAGGAATAACAATAGAACAGATGAAACAAAGCATAAATTTTCTATGGATTCGTTCTTTAAGAGTTTTAAACTATAAAAATACCAACGTAAGTGTCTAAAAATTAATTATATTTGCTAAAATTTATTTATAATGCAGAAGAATTTTCCATTTCCTAGTGAATTAGTTGACCCAAACGAGAAGAAAACAAACAAGTTTGGTATTAAGATGGCGAAGGCAATCTATCATAATGGAGTTACAAACTCTGATTCAACGGATAGAGTAAAGAGAATAAAAGAACTTAGAGATTACGCTAGTAACAATCAAAGCATCAACAAGTATAAGCCATTGCTTAATGCAGCTATTGACCAACAAGGGGATACTTCACTTATAAATATTGATTGGAGAATATCTACTCCATGTGAGACTATTGTAAATAGAGTTGTTGGTGATATGATTAACCAAGACCATAAGTGTCAGTTTAATGCAATATCTCCATACGCTAGAACTAAATACGAAGCCGATAGAGACGCTTTCTATATAAAGATGATAATGGAGCAACATATTACTCAAATAGAAGCAGAGACAGGGGTTAAATTAATGGATAGAAAAGGATTCAATCCAAAGGATGCTGAAGAGTT